TTTCCGACGATGATTGAGGGCGGCACAGCAAACACGCGGTTTGAATCACACATCAAAGTGAATACAGGCGAGCAGCCATGCACAGGCTTGCAGTTTCACTATGCAGCGATGCGCAGCCGTGATGCTGAAGACAGTGTTTTGTCTATATCCGATTTTAGTTTGCAAGCAGCTTTGGTGTGGAATAGCCAGTTTTTCCCAATGAGCGTAGGCGGCACAACGACTACAAGCGTCAATCCTGCCGCACTGCCCGTAACCAATCCTGCTGGTGTGTATCTGCCTGCAAACGCAGAAATCACCATCAAGACCGGTGCAATCGTTGCGATGGTTGGTTATATCCCCGGGGGACTCACTCAGACCGTCCGCACCAAAAAGGTTGGGTCAATCGACACGGCAAGCCAAATCTTTAGCCGATTCGACATCAACAACAATACTGGACGTGTGGACACCACACTTGGGTTGTTCCCTGTGATGGTCACGGGTATTCCTGCAAAACGGCATGTAGCAATCGCTGGTTGGGGCGATAGCTTGATGGCTGGCGTTGGCGATGTGACCAACAACAGCAATGGTTGCATGGGCTGGTTTGAGCACGCTTGTCATGCTGTCGATGGCGCATCGCGCAATATCCCATTTACCAACCTATCCAAGTCTGGCGACATGACCAGCACATACAGCGTAGATGAAGCACAGGCGCGGTTTGCCTGCCTTGAGTACGCCACACATGCGATCTTTGGCATGGGCAATAACGACATTATGTCGGGTCGCACACTCGCACAGATGCAAGAGTCGCATCTCGAAGCATGGGCACATGCCAAGCTGTTTGGCTGCAAAGTCGGCGCGGTCACGCTCACACCGCGCACCACGTCAACCGACAGTTGGGCAACAGTTGCCAATCAAACGCCCATGTCTGGCTACACGACGGCTGGCATTCGTGGACAGTTTAATGCTTGGTTGTTTGAGCAAAAGTTGCTCGGAAATCTCGACTTTATTGTCGATGTGAATAGCGTTGTTGCTGACACGACCAATCCTGATGTGTTCAAAGCTGGCTTTTCGTATGACGGCACGCATTGGGGGGCGGCAAGTACGCTGACTGTTGCTGCATACGCCAAAACGCAACTGCTCAAACTAAAATCTTAAATCAACCCCTTTCCAAAACCCGCTTCGGCGGGTCTTTTTTTGCCCAAGTGGAGGTATTGGAACTGTCCAAAATTCAGCATTTTCAGGCGTTCAAGCTAGTCACATCGTAACAGCCAATCGGCAAAAGGTGATTAGCAATGCCACTATCCGCAGCAAATGAAAAACACTATGCGTCGCAACGAGCAGCAGTAGTTCAGACCGCACTCATGCTTCGTAACGATCACGTCAATAAGTTTGACAGCATTGATCCTGACAGCGATGACGGCGTACAACTGCCGGATTGCTTGCGTCCAATGTTCGACAGCATTACCGATCCTGCCGGTCGCGCAATGGTCATGGCGGGTATTCGCCAAGGCATTGACGGCTACAAGGCGCGTAATGGCGGTGAAGAACCATCAGCCCGTCAAGTTGCATTCGGCCTTGCTGCCGGTGCGTCGCTGTTTTGCAAAGATGAGCAAACCGGCAAAAACGTCTTTGAACAAAACGGCTTCGACGACATCAATGCAATGAGCCACGACGGTGTAAGCGTTGTGCCTGCAATGACCGTTGTTACCATCGCAACTGCAATTGCCAGTAGCCTGAATATCATCGCAATGCTGCCCAATGCTATCGGCTCAAATGAAGTGCCGCTGGTGTATGGCCGCATGACTGCTGATCGCAAATACGGCGGCCTTGAAACAGATGACTATCTCGACGGCGAAAAAGCGTCCCACACCTACTTTGAAAACCGCCATCGTTTTGCGATGCCAAACACCAGCGGCAACGTGTATCAGATTACCCCGCGTGTGGCTTACTTAGACTACGAAGCAAAAACTCCTGACACTTCGACCATTGCAGCACCATTCATGGGTGGTCGTGTACGGATTTTCGTAAATGGCGTTGAAGTTGCCAATGACCGCCATCGCACAAACTCCAAGCAGTCCGGCACACATTCGCTGACCGCCATTCCTGACATTACGATTGCAAATACAGCCATTTCTGTCAGTGCTGGTACGGTGAACCTCGATAACCACTCAATCAGTGTCACTTTTGCCGCGCCGTTGCCAGTTGGTGCTGTGGTGCATGCCGACGTGGTGTTCGATTTTGAGCGCAACGATGCGGCCACTGGTCAGCCAATCATCCAAGTACCGGGTGTTGATATTGTCACTGAGCATGACGTGGTTTTGGCTTCGCCAAGCCGTTTCCGTATCAAAGCATCCCTTGACTCCATCACTCAGATGTCAAATGAGCTGAATATCGGTTTCATGGGTGCGGCGTTGTCGATTGCTCAAAACAAGTTCTACCTTGAGCAAACAGTGCGTCTGTTGCGTGAAGGCAAAGAACGTGCCCAATACAATCAGCGCGTACATCAATTTGATGCAAGCCGTGGCGTCACTGGCAATCTTGCAGCAGCCTACAACACCTCTGGCGACCTCATCGGTGAAATTCGCCGTATCCTTGGTTTTGCCAAGCTGGGCATTACTCAGGCCGTTGGTCAGTCGGTCAGTTCGTTTGACTTGTTCGTTGGTGATCGTGGTGCTATTTGGTTCCAGACGTTGCGCGATGATGTCATCACCTTGACGAATGCGCCTATGGCAACCCATACCCAGATCGTGCGTATTGGCACACTGAAAGACGGTACCAACGTCTATCAAGTGCCTACGTCGAGCGGTCTGCTTACCGAAACCACAACCACCGCACAAGCACTGTTGGTTGCACGTTCGTCCGAAGCCGCCAAGTCGCCGTTCGTTGGCTTTATGGCCGTGCCGCCGATGATCCGCACTGCGAATCCATCTGAGTTCACTGAGCAGGTTGGTGGCTATTCACGCACCGCTGCTGAGTTGAACCCGCTTGAGCGTTACGGTGATCAGATTGCCGTGATCAGCATGGTCAACCTACCGGCAGTAAGCTAATCATGACGCAGCGCAGAGGTCGGCCACCTAAAGCCACCCCTGCGCCTGTTTCGACTGATCCACAGCCGGAGCAGGTGCAAGCCGATCAGGTTGTGCTTGAAAAAGCCGACATTGATACACCGCAACCGCCTGAAAGCCAAAATGATCAGGCCGATCCGTTATTGATCCGTGTGAGTAGCAAACTGGTTTATGACGTGTATGAGCCAGCCAGTCGTGTAATGCTCAAGGCGTCTGCTGTGACTGAAATCACATGCGAGAACAAGCGACACAAGGCGCGGATCATCTCGAATCTCAACCAACTGTGCCACGGTAAAAACACGCTGGAGGTGCTAGATGCCTACCTTTGATGGCACAAACCCCATTACTGATATTTTGGGCGATGAGCCGACTGAGCATGAACCGACTTTTGAAAATCAATCGGTTCAGAATTTTATTGAGCCGCTGACCAATACGGCCATTCCAGCCGGTCAAACAGTGGAGATGACAGTGATTGGTGATGCCGCTTTTGACACCATCGAAAGCAATATCGCACAGATCAATGCACTGGCAGGCTTTGAAGCAATCACCCTGACGGTTGAGGAGAAGTAACGCACCCATCTTGAAGGCCCCTCACTGTAGGGGCTTTTTCGTATCGGAACGAACCAAAAACCAGCGTTTTGCGTATGACACCCTGACAGCATCAAAAACGGTATTGAGCGTCTCAATATGGAAACAACTCCAATTATCGGTAGTGCCGTCGGTATTCAATACCAAGGCATTACTGATCGGTCTGGTTCGGCAAGTGCCGCAGGATTGACCAACGGCTTAATTGTCGGTGATTTTTCGCGTGGTCGAGTCGATCAGCCGATGCTGATTACCAAAGACACACTGGTGCAGTTGGGCGATACAACCAAGCCTGCCTATCAAACTGTGGCTGATTGTCTGGATACGGGTGTACCTGCGGTTTTGGTCATGCGCGTTTCTCAAAGTTAAGGAGCATAACCCATGCAAATTGTTCTAAGTTCTGCTGGTGTTGTGTCTCTAACACCTGCTGCTGGTGACTTGATCACCATTGATTATGAGCTGCACAGTTATCTTGGTGATGGCGTTGCGGTCGAAGTTGCGTTATCGCTGGCCACGGGTGCGACTGCACCAACACCGGCCAATACGATTGCTCAATTGACGTGGCGCGATACCGTGACCGATAAAATTATCTATCGTGTATCCGGTATCGTTGGCCTGCCGATTGATAACCCGAAATCGCTACTTTCTGTCGCTGATGCGACCGATCAATTCAGTTCAATCGAAGTCACCACGGTTTCGACTGGTTTTGCTGCTGCCGTGACTGGCAGTAATGCGTATAACGCGCCAAATTCACTGGGGCGTAATAAGGTATCGCTGACACTGCCAGACGATCAGCCACCTGCATTCAATGCAGATGCGCTGTACGATGCAATCACGCTGATGGAGCCTAAGCCAAGCTATTTGGTGCTACCTGATGCAGATGACTTGGTGGTGATGGAAACCATGCAGCGGGTCATGCAGACGTTAAACGTGCCATTGCTGGTTGAGCTTGATCCGACCTTGACGATTGATCAAGCAGCAAGTCAAATCACCGCGATTGATGCGCAAGATCATCGCGTTGTCGCCATTTGGAATCCAACACTATCACGTCCGGCTACAGCCACGTCGCTGCGTGGTGCTAAAAAGACGCGGCGTGCTGTGGGTCAACTGGTCGGCAAGATGCTGCTGCGTAATGCGCGGGTCAATTCACAAGGTATCCCGCCAATTGACACACCTGTTGCTGGACACGACTTTCCGTTTACGTTTAATTCAATGGAAATGCGGCCAGACGTGGTGCTGAATAACTCGGCACTGGAAAAACTGGCAACGGCAAAAATCAACGTGTTGCGCCGTCTCAAGTTCGACACGGGCGTTCGATTTGTCTTGAGTGATGTTCTGACTCAGTACCAAAGCGAAAACAGCGCATTGCGGCTGATCAACTCGATGGAAATCATCTGCTACACCACAAACATCGTGCTGGAAATTCTGAAACGTCACATGCTCAAAAAGACCACGGGGTTCTTGGTTGATGCTGACCGTGACATCGGTAATTTCTTGAGTGCATGCGCTGCGGCTGGACTGTTGCAACCAGCAGATGACTTGGGTGGACAGCCGTTCACCTACGCCTTGACTGCTGATCCAACTGCACCGTTTGAGCGGGTACGCTTGGTCATGCAGCGTCGGCCAGAAGGTGCTGTACGTTCGGTCATTTTCGATGAGGATGTTGTTGTTAAGTAAAAAATAATCGTCGAATTTAAAAGCCCCTCGCTGTAGGGGCTTTTTGCTGTCTGGCAGTGTCGGAACTAGAAAAAAAGTACGGTTTTATTCTCTCTAGCCTTGTGTCTAACCGCTTGCCGATTGGCAGGTATTTAACACAAGGGGTTCGAGATGTTCGATACATTTGGTTTGGGTGCATACCAGCGTCCAATGTATGACAGTGCGGCGGGTAATGCCGCTGAACAACTGGCAGAAAAGGTCAGTCCGATCAGTGAACGGGCAGTGTTGGCAGCAATGCAGTCTATCCGTAGCAATGCACTGTCGATTGTACTGCTGCTGACTGACGCGGTGGTTGATAATAGCCTAGAAGAAGGCTCAATCCCTTCTGAGTATCTGGATACGCTGATTTTGGCGGCAATGGACTCAGACGATGATACTGAGCTTGACCCGATGATGGCGCAACTGATGTGGGCCAACATTTCGGACGCGATGGCAAGTCTGGGCGTTGAAGAATCGCTGATCGAAGATATTGGCTCAGATGACGTCGAAGCTGCTGACGCGGCAATCGAAGCGGCGGCTGAAATTATTACCGCCAATCTGCCTGACGATGGTGAACCGCTTGATGGGTTTTATGAGCAGTTTGTCTACGGCTTTGATGCAAATGATATGTTTGCCGAAGAAAAGGCTGAAAATGGCTTTGATGCGATGAAAAAACCGCGTGTTGGGGCAAATGCCACTAAAACCGATGCCAGTGGTCGCAAGATTCGCTACAAGGGCGTGAAGAAAATCCGCGACGGCAAGGTGACGGTGGTCAATGAGCGTTTGGCTGGTCAGAAGGTGATGAAGTCTGCGGCGCAAAAAATGGCTTTGAATAAGTTGCACTCAAAGCCACATACCTCGGCCATGACCAAAAAGGCGTTGCGCTCAATCAACAAGGGTAAAGCCGCAAATCTTTACTAAGCAAGCGTACAAAAAACCGTCCTTAGTGGGCGGTTTTTTTATGGTTGGAACCTGTCGAATCTGGGTGGTTGTGATCCACCAAAATAGCTGTAATTCCACATGCGGTACAAGGCTATGTCCGATTTAAAGATTGAAGATTTAAGCGATCAGTCGCCTACAGTCAAAACACTACAAGCAGCACTGGAGAAGGCTACCGGCCAACAAGTGCCAATCGTCAATGTGCTTAAACCCACTCGCAAGTCTGGTGTAAGCGTGCGCCCGATTGAACTGGTCTTGGCGGGTGGTCAGGCTGTCATGTTCTTAGTGCGCCAAGGTGGTGACGTGTATCGGGTGCAGATCAATGGCAAAGACTTTCCGTACAACGGCGATTTAAGCCTTGGATCGGCAACCGATAAAGCAGCACCGAAAAGCCCGAAAAGCACTGCTATTCGACAAGGCGGCGCGGGTTTTGTTGAAGCCAAGACCTTTCAGGAGGTTATGGCGCAAATTGCAACCGCTATCCGCACAGGACAGGCCGCTTTCGACAAAAAGAAAACCACGGCCAAGGTGGTCATCCCTCCAGCCAAGGATGACAAAGGCCGCACCATCCCCAAAAACACCACGCAGATGCTTAAACAGGTCATGGCCGAAGAAGCTGAAATTGATGCCGTGATTACTCAAAAGACTGAGCAGCGCGACACGATGAAGTTGCAGCTTGAGCAAAAACAGGCACAAGCCCCATTGCCAGCTCCAGCAATGTGAGACGGGCATGAATGCACTGCTTTTGACTGATTTGCTGCTGTTTTTGTTGCTGCTGCTACACGCCTACATGCACTGGAAAAACGCCGGTAAGCGATTGCCGCTGTTTGAGTCAGTGCTTGGGCAGACACAGCGTAACGTCGTGATACAGACAGCCATGCGGTCGGTGGTATCCATCGTCACGCTATGGCTGGTGCTGTATGGCGTGCTGATCTGGCGCACCTATCACCTACTCTATGCGCTTGGCGCATGGGGTCAAGGCGGCGCGGTGTTGTTGGCTTATGTCTCAATATTTGCCATTTATCAAACGATCAAGGCCGTGCTTTTTCAATCGGTGATTGGTCAGGCTAAAAAGATGGGTTTAAGCACATGACGATCAAGACGCAAGACATCCTGCCGATGATTGAGCATTGGCTCAAAACGCCGGTAAATGGCTACTACGGTTCAGGCTATGGTGCTGATCTTGCGTCACTGTTATTGCGCCCATTGTCGGCACCAATTGCAGATGAGTTTTTGGCAAAACTCAAGCGCGATATACCTATTTTGGCAAGGCTTTCAGCTGATCAGTTGTCGCTTGTGTCTGAAAACATCGGTTTTGAGCAAAAGCAGATTTATCTACAGCTTGGACAAGTCGCCATCAATTTAAACAACATCGCTGATCAACAGCGTGCCACTGGAGAAACATTCGATGTTGAAGCAGGCTGATTTTGTTAATCGGTTGGTCAGTACGCTAGACGATGCTGAGATTGCCGAACGCTATCAGGCCGGTGATCCGCTGGTCGTCCAGCAGATTCAGGGCTATGCAGCGTATTTGGCACTACTGGCGCAAGAAATTGACGTAGCCACGATTGAACCGTTTATCAAAACCCGTGATCGGTCGATTTTGGCCGATGCAACCAATAAAGGCATTTTGCCAGTCGCTACACCATGCCAGCACACCCTAGAAGTGATCAACAACGCCGCCAACAGTATCACGCTGTCACAAGGGCGTGTCATCGAGGATAGTCAAGGTGGCCGACCGTGGCGACTTATGACCTCTGTCACAGTGGCAGCGGGGCAAACAGGCGATGTGCTGGTAGAACAAAGTGAATTGCGTGAAGTCACCTACTCGGTACCGCTATCCGAACCGTTTCATCGCACCCCTGTACTGCTATCAGAGGGGCTGTTTTTGGCGGGTTTGAATGTCCGTGATACTGAGTCAACACCCAACACCTATCGGCATGCCCCACGTTGGATGAATGCCGCACCATTGGAATATGCCGTCACCATTACCACCGATAGTTTGCGCCGCGTGATTGTCGAGTTTGGCGATGATGCACGGGTAGGGCGGACGGTACAAACCGCTCAGAATTTTGTTTTTCAGTTGATCGAGTGCTACGGGGCTGTCGATACACCAAGGCTCAAGGATGCCGCCTTGGTGGATGTTTTGACCATTGATGAACAACGGGTGCGGGTGCGCTTTAAACAAGGCGGCTTGGTGCGGGCGGGTGCTGATCCGCTGTCTGTGGCTCAGTTGCGCTTATTGGCCAGTTATCCGGCTTTGTACGATGAAAACGCGGTATTTTTGGGTAATTTTGACTATTTGGCACGTCAAAAATTCATGACGCGCACTGATTATTTGGCCGTCTGGAATGAAACCGTTCAAGAGCGGGCGTATGGCGTCGATATATCGGACATTAACCGCTTGCACCTTGCCACAGTTGCCAAAAATCCGGCAGAACAGGCCACGATTCAAACTGACATTCAGCAACTGATCAGCCGTGCTGATTCGCTGTACGACGGGCGAGTTAAGGTTCGCGCTGTGGTCGAACGTCCGTACCAGTTAATCGTCACAGGGCGACTGGCAGCGGTACACGATATTGATACGGTGGCTGCGCAGATTCGCGGGCTTTTAACGGGCAAATATGGCAAAGGCACGATTGCAGCGAGTCGATGGATGCCAGATGGGATCAACTCTCAGGAAATCAGCACACTGTTGCGCACCAGTATTCAGGCGTTTCAGGATCGGATCAGTGATTTTGTGGTGAGCTCAGAAAACCTAGCCTTGAATCCCGTTAAGCCGCATGAATGGCTGTACTTGACCAATGGCAGTATCAGCGTGGTGCTGACCCGCACAGCGGACACAGGCGGTTCGCTATGGACGCTATAAACTTCACGCTACCGATTGACCGTCAACATGCCCATGACGGCCTAGAACGTGCCTTATCGCGTGCCGTGACACAAGTCATGGCCGATGAGCTACAGGCCAGCTTGCAGGACTTGGTGGACTATGGCGCACCCCATCTGGGCAGTCGTACTGTAGTCGAGCGATTCACCAAACTGGATGGACTGGCAGTGCTACGCCGCCCAGTCACCGCCGACGTGTTAATGCGCGTGATCTATGCGAATTGGGCAAGTCTTGCGAGTGAACGCGGGTTAGGTTTTTTACAGTTTGTTTTACAAATGCTTTGGCCTGATCAATGGCAAGTCGTGCGGCTGTGGCATTCCATCCCATTTGCCAGCCAGTACCCGCGTTTTTTAAATGAGACTGAGACAGAAACACGGTTTTTAACCAGTCGGATTCGCATTCGATTGGATGCCGCTGTAGATCGGTTTGAGCTATCAGAGCTTGCACCAGTGCTGCGCCGCCTTGTACCCGCCAATATCGTGCCGCAAGTTGTCTTAGATGTGCCTACAGTCGATATGCAGCTTGGTGCTGCTGTGGTCATGCAAAGCTATCAAGTGGCTGATTTAACGCCTTTCTAGCGGTGTTGGAACTTCAAAAAAAGCGACCTTTCTAGCTCACCAAAATGGACTCAAGTTTTAACACGAGTCCATTCTCATGCGTCAGCTCAATCCCGTTCTGATGAACCAGCTTAAAGCTGATCATCAGTCAGCCAAACAGCTTGGTTCGCCGCTATTGCAGTGCCAAGGCATGCTGGTTCCCCGTGATCCGGTATTTCAGGCAACCCGCTTACTGATCCAGTCTTGCCCACGTCCGATGGTGGCCAACAACGATCCGGCTGAAGTTGCGTATGCCGGTGGTTTGGATGCGTTTGTACCGGGTGTGCCAAAAACCAAGTACGAAGGCAGCATTACGGTTATCGAAACCGAAAAAGGCCAAGCCGCCTTGTTTGCTGAATATATTCTGGCAAATGGCGGCAACATCCCCTGCGATTATTACGATGGCCGTCCGGGTTACTACACCCGCGTATATGCGCTTGATGATTGTGCAATTCGACTTGAGCCGACCGATACAACTGCTGATGGCCGCAGTCAAATTACACTGGCGTCTGGCAGCATCACCTATATGTATTTTGGTCTTTTTGCCAAAGTCGGTGCAAGCGGTTCAGCGTTGCCAGGTGATCGTGGCCTAGACGGTGTTGAAGGCTTTATTGATCGGGTGCAAGGCGTGCTTAACGTCGCGCAAACTGGCGTCAATGCCTTGGGTGCCGTTGCTCAGTTTGGGCGTGGTCTGCAAGGCTTATTGGGGTAATTCAGTATGCCTACGCTGCACCCACACGTCACAGAAAACCCACGACTCACCGTGGGTACGATAGCCGAACTGTCTACCACCCTGCATGCTGAATTGCAGATGTCCGGCTATTCTCTGTTGCTTGAGGATGTTCGGGATGTTGTTTTGCTTGAAGCAGCAAACTACGCAGCGTGGGCAAGTTTTGAGCAACAACGATTTATAAATACCCCTATCCAGCTTGATAGTACCTTGCCAATTGATGCCTACGAATGGTCAATGATTGAGCAGGTATGCCGCGCTCATTGTGATCTGTTGCAAGCAATTCGCATGGAGGGGTCACGCAGTCTAGGCACGGAAAACTTCGGCCTTGCTGTCAGTGAGGCACGGCAAATCTATCAGGAACAACGGGATTTATTGCCCAAAAATGCGTTTATTGAACCGCCTTACACCCTTGTCATGGATGATGACTGATGCAGGTCGTCATCGCAGCAACTGGCCAGATCATTTCAGGCGCGAATCTGCTATCGGCAACCTTGCGCCTTGATTGCGTGCCAGTACCCGCGACACTTGAGATGACGGCACAGAGTACGCCAGAGCTGGATGCGGCACTTGTGGTCGGTGCTGAGCTACTGGTGAGTGATCCGCCGATCTCTATCACATTGGTCAAGGTGCAACCAGTCAAAACGCAGACGATCAAAGACGGTGCGCGGATTGGCGGTATCGCCTGTTTGGGCGTCTTGAGTGGTTGTCAGCGGCTAATCGAACCCGCAAGCAAGGCCATTATTCTGAATGACACGTCGTTGATCAGCGCGATGCGGGCTTGTGGTGCGCGGATGCGATCTGGTGCTGACATTGCTATTCCTAAGTTTGTCTGTCTGAAAGGCCAAATACCAACTGTTGAAATTGCCAAGCGGCTACAGCAGGAAGCGGCAGTTATCACGATGCAGGGCAACCAGCTTGCAGCAGTCAAGATTGACGCCTTGCTCAAAGCCGATCCGGTGGCCAAGTACGATCCTAGCGCGGTTGCGTGGCTGGATAGTGTGGCTCTACAGCGATTAAATAAGCGGTCTTTTGTGTCGATAGCGGCGGATGGTTCGACCATCGAGAACGAGGAAAATCAAACAGGTTTGGCGGTGTCTTATATGCCGCAAATGGATACCCGCCAACTGAAAAACTTGGAAAAGGTGTTGATCCATCGGGGAACGATGATGCGACCACTCCAGATGAGTTTGAGTTGTGGCGATACCCTGCGAGTTGGTGATCAGGTGTTTGTTGTACTGACAGCCGCTCACCGCACGGATACAGGCGCGTTGGGTGGTAGTAGCGTGGCAGCTACCAAAATATGGCTGTCTAACTTAGGAGTGCAATAGGTGAGCTTGTTGAATGCAATTGACAGTGCAGTCGGTATCCAGTACCAAGGTGTTACTGATCAGTCTGGTTCTGCGCCTGCGGGACGGCTGGTAAATGGCTTGATAGTTGGTGATTTTGGGCGAGGTCGAGTCAATCAGCCGATGTTTATTACTAAAGATGCGTTGGCTCAGTTGGGCGATGAGTCAAAACCAGCGTATCAGACTGTAGCCGATTGCTTGGATACTGGTGTGCCGGGTGTTTGGGTTATGCGTGTTATGCGTGTTGCACCACCTGCGATACCTGCATGGCTATGGGATGACAATCAACCAGTTCTGTGGGATGACAATCAATCATTGGAGTTACAAACATGAGTTTGCAGATAAGTGGTGCTGATTTGCTGCCAAGCATTTCAGGAAATGAAAAGATCCCAACAGGCGGGCGTGGAAACCTTGTGACAACGCCTGATCAGTTGGCTGATTATATCCGTTTCCAGCGGCAAGAAATCTCGGTGTCGCTTGGCACAATTAGCAATAACCAGACAGCAATAGGCAGTTTTGAAATGCCTGCTGGATTTACCATCCGCACGATTGAAACCAGCGCAAGTATGCGTGTGCGGTTGTATCAGTCTGCCGCTGCGCGTGATGCAGATTTGAACCGACCACAGGGTACAGACAGACCGCAAGGCGTCGCGCTTTTTTTAGAGTTTTATAGTGTTATTGGATTGCTTGGCGCGGTCTTATCGCCCGTCGTTGATGGGTTTACGACCCAAGGTGAATTGTATTACAGCGTACAGAACAAATCACTTGTCGATCAAGCAATGACTATGACGTTCACCTATTTACCAACGGAGATTTAAGCATGGCTACAAGTATTTTTGGTGCGTTAATGAGCAATGCGAACGATGCAACTTTTCGAGCGTGGGGCAGCATTTTATCTGCACAAATCGGATCAATCCTGACGCGGGTTGTGCAGACAGGGGACATCAACTGGGCAACGGCCATAGTTCCTTCGACTTCTGCTTACGCTGGGTCAGAAGTGTTTCGTTTTAATGATGCACTACAAGCAACTGCGCCGATTTTTATCAAAGTTGAGTACGGCACAGGCAGTGGCGCAACAGCCTCTAGCCTGCGTATCACGGTCGGCAAGTCAGCAGACGGCGCGGGCAATATTGGCGGCGTTCTTTTGGCTCAAACTGCTGTGATTAGCTTTAGTAGTGCGTCAACAGCACTCAGCAACTGCTATATCAGTGGTGGCAGCAGTTGGTTTGCGCTCTCACTCGATCCGATTAGTCCTTCGACAACTACAGGCGGGCTGTTTTATATCGAGCGGTCAGTTAATAACGGCGGTGTGCCAACAGGCGATGCGTTGCTGGTCGGCTGGCAAACAAACCAGAGTAGCGGTCAAAATCACAGATTTATAGACTATCCAAATGCAACAGCGGAATCTATAACCGGCGGGATTATCGCTATGCCACTTGTGCTATCTACTGACCGCAGCATTGCAAACGGCACAACGGCTCCAATTTTTCCTGCGGCGTGTATCAGTCCGTCTGGTGTATTTTGGCGACCACGAGTCATCTTAGGCACAGCGCGGCAAAACGCAGGGCTAGGGGAAATCATCAACGGGTTGCTGGACGGCAATAGCTATCTAAGTTTGGGTGTTGGTGCGCAGCGTTCAGATCAGCGTGGCGGTAGTTTTGCGACTACCCTGATTCGGTGGGACTAAGTTATGGACTATAGCTATTTCGATTTATACGATCTTGACCCGTTCGCATACACCTACGCATACAGTATGTTTGATGACATCGTGTCAGTAGCAAATAACGTTCCGCCATTCGGTCAGATCTGGCCGCGCTGATGCTTAATCTCATCCCCGCCAAAATCCTGAGCTATGACGCTGCAACGCGCACAGCTCAAGTGCAAATCGACGGCCTGACAGATGGTGCTGAGGACGGCCTAACCGCCACGTTTGCATATCCAGTTGGCCATGATGACCGCGACACTGAAATTCAGGTGTTGGTGGGGGCTGAGGTTTATGTGTTTTTTGCCGGTGGGCAACTGGACTCGCCTGTGATTGCGTTTTATCGCAGTCACGGTGAAGGTGCAGTAGTCGATACACGGCGGATCAGGCAAAAGAACATCAAGATACTGGCCAGTAATAGCATCTCAATTGAGGCCATCGCAACAAAAGTAAGGGGCGTGATGAGTGTCACAAGCAATCTGTCGGTTGGCACTGGAGCAACAGGGTCATTCGTTAGTGTGTCTGGGGAAATTGTCACGGTTGTAGACGGTATTATCACCAACATTTATTGAGGTTCGTATGAACAATCCTGTAAATCTTGAATTTATTCAGGGCATAAAAGCTGAGATTGAAGGCGCGGCTGATTGCGATGCGCTGCAAGAGGCGGCGGCAAAGGCGATTGCCCTGATTCAGTCTCAGATTGATGATGCAACGGACAAGCTGGCGGAATTTAGTCCGTATCTTGAACTGCTGACACTGCCAACTGATCCGCTAAAAGTGCTGGAGTACCTTGAAAAGTTAGTGGATACGCTGATCGAACCGATCATTAAACCTGTTTTGGGCTATCAGTTGCAGATTGCCGCCTATGTCACGGCATTAACAGACATTGTTGCTGCAATTGAAGAAAAGGCGTCTTCATTTTCGTCATGTGCGGTGCCGACACCTGTTATTCCGCCTATTGTTCCACCTGTTGAGCCGCCTATCTAGGCAACGGAACCACGGCGTTTGACCGCCAATTGAGCCGACACAATAGGCCAGACTCGCATAGTTCTGGCCTTTTTTATGTTCAAAAATCTCGGTGATCGTTTAGCATCAATCATGCTGTCAGATCGCGCACATGCGCAGGCCAACAACGCGGCCAGTATCAATGACGTCAACCCTATTTATGAGTCATTAGAGCCGTTTGCCCTTGGCACATACGAAACCAAAGAAACTAAGCGGCGACATCGCAAAGATATTTACACACAATGGCAACGTATGGGGACTGATCCATCGGTTGCTGAGGCGTTATCGCTGCATGTGACGGCAGCACTGGGTGGACACGAATCACGCGGCGACGTGGTGTTTATGACGCCTGTTGAACGGATCAGGGGCAAAGGTAAGCGGGCAGAGGAATTACGCGCCAAGGTCAACCGACGCAGTAAGTTTTTAGAGCCGATCATTAACCAAATCGTTTTTAAGCTGGCACGCGATGCCGTGACCTATGGTGATGCGTATGTGCGGGTGTATGGCCAGGATAAAGTCGGGATTGTCGATGCAATCTGCAATGAGTACACGTTCCCGCCACTGATTCAGGCGTTTGAGCAAGGCGGGCGCACAATTGGCTACCATGCGCTTGAGGCGAAGGACTGGGAACGGGTTGTCACCAAGTTAAACCGGATTCAGCTTTTGCGCATGAAGATGCCGCGTGTTACCCATGTGCCACAACTGGAAACTGTGGCCGGTCTGGTCAGAGCGCGGGTGTTGCACGAAGATATTCAGAGTAATTTGCCGATTGTGCCGTCACCAGTGGGCGGGTCATTTCTATTTGAAATCGAAGAACCTTGGAAAAATGTTCACTTGACACTGGCAGGGCTGAACAGTCAGCAGATTGCTGATGCTGTGAAGCAGATGTTTTTGTCTGTCGATATGTCTGGTATGCCGCCGGATGCCCGTAGAAAGTATAAGCAAGGTCTACAGTCGGTCATCAAAAGCCATGAGGATTATGTGCGCAAGGCGTTAAGTGGTGGTGATCCAGTTTGGGCGACCAACTGGCATGTGTTGCCGTCATGGGGTGAGAAGCAGGTTTTAAATCCGGTCGGTGACATTGCTGGACAACGTACTGCACCGATCAACACCGAATACTTGATGCTGAATATTCGCCGGATGATGGGTGGCCTTGGGTCTGATCCCTCGATGGTCGGTTGGGCTGATATGTTGGCCGGTGGGCTGGGTGATGGTGCGGCGTTTCATACGTCGGCGCAGATCATGCGTCGGTCGATTATGATCAGGCAGTCCCTGTCGCAGGTGCTGAATCAATTGGCGGATTTGGATTGGGGGTATGCTTATGGCGAGACCTTTAGCCCGGCAGATCGGCCTTGGCATTTTGAGTTTTATAGTGATCAATCGGCGGCAGCATCTGAGGTTATTACCAATAAGCAGAACCGCATGAATAGCTTGGCACTTACCGCGCAAGCGATTGCGACCGTCAAAGAGTTGAATTTGGACAAAGAAGTTAATCAGATGTTGCTTGAGGATATTGGCGGGTTCGATGTCGAGAAGGCGGAGAAAATCGCTATTGCGCTGGAAAACGCCCCGCCGCCTGATGGTAGTGGTCAAGGCTTGCCAGATGAAGCGCAAGTGCCAGAATTGCCAGAAGCCGGTGATGATGAGGATGATGTGTGATGGCTGAAACACAGCGACTATCAAAAATCACGATCAAAGCCAGCGACTCTGCTGGTTATTGGGCGGGCATGACGGCTCAGAACCTAAAAAACCTGTATCGGCAGCTTTACTCACTTGGCACACTTTCGCAGGCTCATTATATCGTTGAGTTAAACCCATACGATCCGACTGGGCCATTATCTAAGGTTGAATTATTTGACAGGGTTCCTTTGCGTAGAGATGATCTTGATTTGGTTGGCGTGCTGCTTCCGTGGCTTGCTACAAGCTGTAGCTTGAGTGTATTGGATGCACAATCTGATAGCGTGCAGGCGGGTCACTATCAGCAAAATTTTATTACTGGCAATAGCTCAAATGAGGTTCAAGTCACGTTTTTGGAAACCAAGGGGGCGGCTATTCTAAACGCGGCTAGGCAGATTAAGGAGATTATGTTTGCGCCGGACGGTACGCAAGGACTACCTGCCGAATATATGATGCGCTTGAAAATTTCTCTTTTTCCGCGTCACAGTCGCAGTAGTCGAGTGTTTTCTGAGGAATGGCTTGTTGCGCTGCAAGCAGCCAGTGTGGACTTGGCCGCTCAGAACAAAGACGCACTTGAGGTGCCTTTGACGTTTCTGAAAATGTATCCAATGCTTTGAGACAGCACCACCGGAACCGCTCATAAAACCCAACTCAAACCAGCCCACACTATCCCCATAAATTCGCACACTGGGGAAAATCCGTGTCTAGCAAGAGCATTTTTCAGCAAACCCATGCACCACGAACCAGCCGCCTTGTGCCAATGTTCGATGGTGCAACGACCTCGGTACACTCAAACCTCGCAATCGGGCGTGTATGCGGTGATCATCGTGAAATCATGGCCGTGGTATCGCCCACAGCTACAGACGATGACGTGTGGCGCGTGGTGAATCTTAAATCGAAGGGTAGTGATACCGATCAATTCGACTCTATCGCGGTACTGGGTGCGATTGATGACGATCAGGCGGTAGAGTGGGCATTCAATCAGCGCGGACGGTTTTTGCTGGACAGTATCGTGCTATCAGTTGGTGAGACCAACACACCCGGCTTAAAGCGTTATCTCGACTCTGAGCGACTGAATTATCGTGCAAACAGCCAAATCCATTTAAACCAGTTGTCGAAGTTGCAGGATATGACCACTGGCCAACCTGTAATGTGGGATGGGATCAACCTCAAGTCACACAGCAGCAGTACAGCGGTGCTATTGGTCGATCTGGTTAAGCACGATGACAACAGCCAGTTGTTTGATGCAATCAAAGCCGATGACATGCCCGCCTTGCTTGGGCTGCTGGGTGCTGAGGCGATGGGTTACGATGCCCTGATTGTCGAAAGCCGCAAGCTAGACACGCTGATGCAGCGGTTAGGCACTGCAATGTCAAAGGCTACGCAGTCAGGCGTTACTGTGACGAATGTACGGCAATCTGAGCCATTCAAGCGCAACAAGGTCACGCAGGTGGCGGCGATTTTTGAAATGTCTGATGGTCAGTCAGTGTCTATCGTTTTCCATAATCCAGACAGCACGCCATCTAAGCTGTTGCCACAAGACACGCTGATCAGTTGGAAGTTTTTGTTAAATTCACGCGATATTTCGGCGGCGGTGCAACCCAATCAAGGTGAAGATGTTCAGTTGCCTGTATTGGCTACCCGCGTCATGAAACTGGTCAACCAGAACAGCGCACGTTTTGCGCGTACCAATGCGAAAAAGGCCGAAAACGTGGCGGCGTTGGATGAGGCCAAGGCACGGATCGAAACCAAGTCACAAACTGTGGCGGCGTTGGATGTTGAAATCGCGCAGTTGCAGGCTGAATTGGATAAGCCAGTCCCTGTTGATCCTGAGCCCGCCCCACAGCAGAGCAAGTCGTATCGCTATCGAGTAAACAAGTTTGCGCTTGGTGGTGGAAAATTCTCTATCGGAGCTGCAACTGTTTTCCCCAGAGTCGGAGAAACCTTTGACGAGCAAACACTGTCCAGCATGGAGTCTGAATTAAATGCTGACAAACGTATTGGCCGTGTCGAGCGGTATAAAAGCGGATTAAAAGTCACATCAGACAATCCAAGTCAATACGCACACTCATTGGTAGCTGAAATTTTGGAGCAGGAGATTGGTGAGGCTGCTTTAAAAAAGACAGTCGATAGCATGAAAGCCGAACAGCAGAAAGAAAGCGACCGGCAGCAGCTTGCGGACTATTCTGATGCCAATTCGATTGCTACGTCATGGATAGACAGTATTGGACTTGATTTGAATGTCGCAAACAAAGCGAATTTGATTCGATTTGTGGTTGGCGAATCAGAGAGATATGAAGGTATTGTTAATTGGACGTGGACTGATCCACTGAAAAAGATCAATGCTGTTTCTGATGATCTTAAAGAGATCTACTGGGACAAAGTGCGCCAATCCTATCAGGACTTTGCAAAATCCGAGCGGCCAGAAGCTATTGCGCCAACCACGCCAGAGCCTGAAATTAAGCCCAAGAACAGTAGCACTGCTATTCCTGTCAAAGATGCCAAGGAGCGGTTAATTAAAGACTTCTTTGGAGCCAAGGAGGTTTTGCTTGTTGCAAGCAATGCAGACAATGGGGACTACTTGGGGTATGCCACGTCAACAGCCAGTGCGAAGGCTCAAGATACGGCAAACCAGCAGCTTCTGGCGAAATTTGGTGATATTCGCTCAAAAGACACGCAGTTCTTTTACAAGAACAACATTTCTGACAACGGAGTGGCTTCTGAGATATTGGAAATGTTGGGTGTTGCCGTTGACTACGCCGATCCCGAAGGCTTTGTTCCTGATGACTTAAAAGTTGGCGACTTGTACGCACTGGTTCGCAGTCATGGCGGCAAAACATGGAAAAGCTACTATGAAGTCAGAGAGATTTCTGGGCTTTTATCAGGGCGTAATGAGCCTATTGTCAACTTATTGCATGTTGATAAGCATACGTCACAATCCTATTCTCTGACTGATTTTCAGCAAGCGGTGGCTTCCGGTGTCTTGGTTAAAGAAACCAGCAGAACGCTTGATCAATTACAGAAGAAAGAGGTCTTTATTGCTTCCTACGGCCTGCGAAACAAGGAGCAGTTCGTTGTAACTCGCATAACCGATCCAGATGGCGGTGATAGTTTTGAAGTGAAATCGACCGATGGTAGTGGTTCTAGCAGCTACAAAACCCTCGAAGCGGCAGGGCTTAAAATTGCTGAGGAAAAACTTAGCAGCCCCGCCTTAAAACTAATGAGAGGAGAGGATGTTATGCCCCAAAAAGCCCCTGTCGTGCCGCCAACGTCAACAGCCAATCCCGATGCTGAATATCTACAGTCGATTGTTGACGGTACAGCCGATCTTTCAATCGCTGGTGATGAGCTTGAGCGTATTGGCGATAACTTGCCGCCAGAGCTTGAAGCGTTATTTGAAGAAGCAGCAGAGGCTTATGCCCAATACGCAATTGGACTGGAGGTTTAAGCCATGAAAGCAATGGAAAAAATCAAGCTGTCAAAAGAGCGCGTGAATCTGATTGCCGACCTAAAAAGCGGCAATCTAAAAGGCGTGGCAAAGATCAGAGCCTCTAAGCGCGTTGTAGAGATTGTTGTGCTATTGGGGGGAAGTGGTACAAGTGCTTTTGGCAAAGCATTTGTCGAATTTGAACCTGATGGCAAGCTAGAAGCAAATATACTGCCTGACGAAAAAGAGCGATTGGCTGCAAAATATCCAATTCTGACTGAATTTATTTCAGAGATGAAAAAACAGGATTTTATTCTCAATGCGTCTATTGGCTGGGGCGGCGCGAGTGCTGTGTTTGATAATGCGGTCGGCGAAAGAGTCGAAATAAGCCTGAATGTTGTGAAAAGTCGATCTGACACCAGTACAGCGGGAAAAATTGCGATTCAGCAATACAAGTCGTCTGGTTACGAATACTACGGCATTTTTGAAGTCAGCACTTCCGGCATTCAAGATGCAATTAAAGCGGCGCGGGCTATGTTGCAACCAGCAACCAATCCCATCTACCAATCCGTTTTAGACGGTGCGGCGGTCACGATTGATCTGGCTAAGCAGGTACGCGCCGAAGGCCAAAAAGACCCTGATCATCCGCAATTACGCCCCGCCGTGCGTGTAATTCATAGCGCAACCAAGGCAATGGCTGCATAACGGAACCTGACCAAAAAAGCCGTCTTATATCCAACAAAATAGCCCCAATCGTGGGCTATTTTGGTTTTTGGTGATGGATATTCAGGCGGTAACAGATGCAGACATTCAGGCTGACCCGTTGGCGGTGCTGGATTTGTGTGTTGGGGTGTTGGAGGGTGCAACCGACGCAATCACGCCCACAGGCCGCGCAAACCCTGTCAAAACCGTTACATCTAACAATGACAACAGTGAAATGGCCGAAATTCGGAAAAAATATGAAGGCACTGATAAATGGATGGTTGCACCCAACGGGCAACCAACACGTCTAAACGAAAGCCAATGGTTACAAGTCAGAACCAGTAGTTTTAAAAGCTGGTTTGGTGACTGGGAAGGCGGCGGCAATTCGTCAAAGGCGATTGATGCAAACGGCGAGCCACTGGTTTTGTATCATGGCACTCATCAGGCAGAAATTAAAAGTTTCAATCGAAGATTTAAAGTCGATCATCTGCGGGACAAGGACGGTGTGGACTCTATCGGCTCATGGTTTAGTGACAACAAAGAAAAAGCTGTCCTGCTGTACGGCAAAACTGTATACGAGGTTTTCGTTTCTCTAAAAAATCCTATTATCTATAACGACTGGGATGAGCTCATGGAAGATTGGGTTGATGCACATTCCGGCAGAGAAGCAAGAAAAAAAGCCAACAAGGATGCTATGGCGCGATTTAATAAAAACAATCATTGGGGTGGATCAGATTTATATCGAGAGTGGAATTTTGGTGGTGCTCACGATGGTTTTATTTTAAAGGCCAATGGTCGAAAAGACTCTGAATGGGAAGATCAGACTGCATACGTCGTTGCGGAGCCAAATCAGGTTAAATCAGCAGTTGGCAATACCGGCAGTTTTAATGCTGATTCGCCAATAATTTATGACGACATTTCTGGTTTATGTGACTTAATGTTTGACTCTATCGGCAGCGAACTTGACGCTATCACCGACCAAGATATTGATTCCGACCCGTTGGCGGTGCTGGATTTGTGTGTTGGGGTGTTGGATGGATATATAGTATTTTTTGATAAAAGAGAAAAAGCTATAAAAGATATTAATTCTGACTGGCGCGAAAGTCCAATTTTCGTCAGGAAATATGCAAATCAGTTGGTAGATGCTGGTGTAGTATCTCGCGAATATTTAAAGCCTTTTTGGTCAAACAAGGCTGACTTAATTAATGCGATAGAAAGAAAAATTGGCATAAATGTGACAAATATGAATGCTGGCTTGGTGATGCAAGACGGTTTGCCAAATGATCAAATTTTACCAAATGACTTGAATGGGAAGTCTGAAATTCTAGAGCAATACGGATTCATTACAGAGATACATGGTCGATGGAAGTATGCTACAGAAAATGGCCGTTACCCCAGTTTTTTTGCTGACTCAAAAGAGTCTGCTGTAAATTCTGCTTGGCCTTGGCTTTTAAAATCCAAAAAATCTGAATTAAAAACAAAAGATGAAAAATATGAACTATCAGTCGTAGATTTTAACGCTCGTATGGATCAAAAGTACGGCCATCTTTCTAATATGGAGATTCAAAAGGAAATTGACCGACTCGATACATTGAATAGATCCTTAAAAAATGCTGGGCAGCGTGAATTTAATGGTGGTGGACGACGCACAGCAGCAGCTGTATCAAATGAGGGTGCGCGTCATACTGCTGAAGAATCCCGAAATTTGAAATTGTATTTTCAATCAAGAAGTGGCTTCGACTCTATCGGCAGCGAACTTGACGCTATCACCGACCAAGATATTGATTCCGACCCGTTGGCGGTGCTGGACTTGTGTATTGAAGTGTTGGAGGAATCTACGGACGCAATCACGCCCACAGGCCGTACAAACCCCGTCAAAACCGCAAAAGGTACAAAGATCGGTACGCAATTTGCCGTAGTCGAAGTAGAAAAGCTGATCACCTCACATGATTCAGCAGGCAACGAAAATCCAGCCTTTCCACAAGAGCTGCAACCGCGTGACCGGAGCCGCGACGCATCGAGAGCATGGGTAGCCAAGGTCGCTAACTCACTGGACAATGACAGCCTAGGCCGCACCAGCCGCGCCGACAGTGGCGCACCGATTGTAGGACGTGACGGGATTGTAGAGTCTGGCAATGGCCGAACAATGGCTATCCGCATGGCCTATGACCAAGGCACAGCCGATGAGTACCGCCAATTTTTGATTGATGAAGCCGATTATTTTGGCATTGATCCCGATCAGGTTGAAGGCATGGAACGCCCTGTACTGGTACGGGTACGCACTACAGACATAGACCGGCGGGTATTCACAGTCGAAGCCAACCAAGACGATAAACTAGCCTTGAGTGCTACGGAACGCGCCCGTAGTGATGCCAAGCGATTGGATGATAAGTTACTGGCGATATTTGCGCCGGGTGAGGATGGCGGCCTAAATACAGCGGCAAACCAGCGATTCATTCAGGGTTTTTTGAAGTCAATTGGCGACAATGAAGCCGCTCAATACATGACTACCGATGGCAAGCCAACCAAGGGGCTGATTGATCGGATTCAAGCTGCGATATTCAGCAAGGCGTACAACGATGATCGCTTGCTTGAGATGATGGCCGACCAGACCAAAACCGAAATTAAGAACGTGATCAGTGCGCTTAATTCAGCAGCACCCAAATTTATCGAATCACAAGCCTACTCACGGCTTGGCACAGAGGCGGTATCTGAGCAGGTAGTTGACGGTATTGAGCAATCACTCGACCAGCGTGTTATTGATGCTGTCATCGAGGCGACCAATACGCTGTTGGCAGCCAAGGCGAAAAACCAAGATATTACCGAGTATGTAACGCAAGGCGGACTGTTTGAGGGCATAGACGAAGGCGTGGCAGCGTTGGCCGTGTTCTTGTCACAGAATGCCCGAAATCCAAAACGGATTGGCATTGCATTCAAAGCGATGGCTGAATTTGTCAAAACGGATGCAATTGATCAGACCAATGTTGGCCTATTTGGTGAACCCGTGCCGCCAAGTATGGTTGATGTGGTGGCAGCGGCAAACCGCGAGATTCAGCGTATTTATGGTGATGATGACGATAAAACGATTGGCTTGTTTGACTCCTACCTAGCCGATGGCCGTTACGATCATATCCACCTCGATGACCTGCAAATGCACCCCTACGCCAATGCCGCCAAGGAACGGCAACCGACCGCCAAAACGCCGCTACTGGTGCAAAAAAACCGCCGTGGTGACTTGTACCTGATTGCCGGTGTGAAGCGGTACGAAATGGCCTTAGACGACGATCTGGAATACCTGCCAGCCGTTATCCTGCCGGTAGTCGAGGGTTATGGTGATCCAATCATCAAGCGCGTGCTGAACGCCTATACAGGCTCAATCGACCCACTGGCATTGATGGCTGCTATCGAAGATGCAGTGACTGAGCGGGCGGGCAAAAAAGCGATGTTTGACGGTCTAGGTGGTGACATCAGCACCATTACTGACTTGGATATTCAAAACGACCCGCTGGGCGTTTTAGAAGCGTGCTTGGCTGCGCTTGAAAACCCGACCGGCTTTGATGTGAACAATCCGGCAACGATTTTGCGTTATGTAAACAAGATTGCTGATCAATTGGCCACCGCGTCGGATGCTCAAAAGGCCATCAGTCTCGACTATATTGATGAGCTGCGATTCTTGATGAGCAACACTGAATATGACCGCGATGAGTTCCGTAAAATTTTTAGAAAACTGCTTGATGCTGCGTCATCTGTGACCAACACCAAAAAACTTCTCATGGATGAGTACATGGAGGGTGGCGGCACGCTGGTTTACGATCTTGAACTTTATAAATCGGCAGAAACCTATCAACGAGCCATGAATGAGTCTATCTCGCACAGGAACGCCCAAATATATGAGGCTTGGGATATTCACCTGACAGAAACCAGAGAGCTATGGAAGCAACTCAATGACAAGTCAATAGACCCGATGACCAGTGATGAGCAATTGAGCGAGCTCAAAAAAGCATATGATGAAAAAAGCATGCTGAGATGGGAGGAATTTTCAGCCGCTTACGTGGACGCGTGGCGGCCTGAAAAAGACCGGATAGAGGCCGAAATGAAGGGCAAAGGACAGCAGCTCATTAACGACGTTTTAAGTGCATCAAAAGTTAGCACAGATGCAGCAACGCAATGGGCGGCGCAGCAAATCATTACCACAGCCGCTGAAAAGCAACTGGTCAAAATGGGTTATGCCGTTGATCAAGTGCGCAAAGACCTTGCTGAGTTCTACCAAGTGACCAATGGGGCAATTTCGCACATTGGTATAGATTATTCCGGCAAAAAAGACAGGGCTTACACGATTAACAGTACCAATAAGGTCGCAGACAAGTGGATGTATATTGGCAGTCGTTTTGACAAAAGAGTGCTGTTTCACGAAGCTGGACATCATATTGAGTCTGACAAAGCGGCCTTGGCTGCTTCGACGTATTTTTTGAAGTTTAAGCGTGGTAACGATGATAAGTTATATAAATTAAAAGACCTTATGCCGGGTTCAGATTACAAATCGTCAGAAGTTGCGTACAAAGGAGGGTTTTTTAGCGCCTATGTTGGAAAATACTACGAACACGGTTTAACTGAGGTTTGGAGTATGGGGGTTGAATCGCTATACGATCCTGTTGTATTGGCCGAACGTGCCGCCGTTGATCCGCAGATGTTTGCCATGATTATGGGCGGTATCAAGTTGCCTAAAAACCCTCTGGTCGAGGTGTCAGATGCGATATTTTCGGAGCAAATGAAGCAACAAGGTGCCAAAAAAGAAGATGCTGAAAAATTACGCGAAGATGCAATCAAAAAGATTGTTAGCCTAGTTACGTTCGACAAAACCCCTGTGCCAAATGTGGAGCAAGCCCTATTTGACTACAACCCAAAATATCACGCAGGCTCTACTTTTCACGGAAGGCATAATGACTGGTATGTTTTCGCGGTTCAGTCAGTAATGAACCCTAGAACAAACAGGCGCGGAAAGGGGTATGTTTGTCTGGAGTACAAAAAACGTAATGAGTATTTCGTTCCTGAAATACTTACAGTTAAAGCTGCTGGTAAATTAGACGCAGATGAGATTAAGCTGTATGTGGCGGCTTTATCTGTTTCCGAACCTATTTCAGCAAGGCAGGTGGTAATGGGGCGGCTTTCAGATGAAAGGGTGCAAGAAATTTTGTCGAAACTAACAGGTGGCAGTAATGAATGATGATGACGTATATCTTGTAATTACGCCTTTCGGCGGCGTAAAAGCATACTTCGATGAAGATAGCACTGGGGTGCGCTTAGAGGGTGCGCCTGATGGTATCGCGCACATCGAGGATGTCTTGCGTCGAGTGTCTGGCGAGGATGGCCGCACGCTATCTGTAGATTCATGTGAGCCACTGGAATTTGTGCGGTACTGTCAGCCTGACTGGAGCGCGGTTAAGATCATGCCGCCGTTTGAGATTGCACTTGAGTTGCAACGCGAGGAAATGGAGCTACAGAGCCAAACGGAACCAGCCCAAATCTGACCAATCA